GGTGAGAGGCAATAGGGCAGGCAGCGAATCGACGCTGCTCCACGGCGGGCCGTGCTGCCCATTGATCGTGAGAGTGTTTGTTGATCCCTCACCCCTGCTACTGGGTGCGGTTGGTATACCGGGCCGGGCCGGAAGCAGAGTCGCTGTGATGGTGAGCGACTCGCGGGATCATTTGTCTAGGTGCAAGTGAGAAGGGAAGCGGTGAGGCCGTCCGATCTCATGCCCACAGTATGGCCACACCGCTTGCACTCCTGCAACCTACTGGAGGCCTGTCCGGTTGGTGAACCGTCTACACCCCAGTGTTTGCAAGGGGTTTGGCCATAAAACTCGCTGTAATAATATCGTTACAATACGAGTCTATGGGCGTGGTGCTCTCATCGATGGATCAATAATCCACTCTTCCTCTATAGCCTCTGCTGCCTTTCGTATCGCTTGTCTCTTATCATCAGAGATCTTAACGTAGGGATCTTGCATAACTGCCACCAGTCTGTCGAGACGGTTACACATACTAACGAACGCGTATTCGATGGGAGATTCTGGTTTGTTTCGTGACATAGTGTTTGTGAGAAGAACTGTGCAGGCTGTAGGTGTAATGATCCGGCAACAGATCAAATCAGATATAAATATCTTAATGAGAATGATTCTCAACAACTAAACACCAGTCAGAGACTGCGATCCTGGCCTCATCAGATCACCCAACTAATGAGAACCCAGTCACCCCAGTGGATCTGCTGGTTAGAGTGGCTTAGCGGCTCTACTTTGGGCCAGTAGGTGATGCTTAGGACCCCCAATGGGGGGAAGTGGGGGCCACCACAGCTAGGTAGACACTTCAGAAATTTCTACCAAAATACAATCAGTAGAAACAACCCCAAACAAACACACCCCAACACTGCCATCACATCCACCCTAGTCTCCCTCCCAAGGAGCTCTCAGCCTCATCTCAGGAAGACCCTCTACTTGAGAAGGCTTCTCAGTATAGACAGGATCAGAAGACACCTTCCATTGATCAGCAATAGCTGCTGTTTGCCTATCTACACTATCCATAGTCATAGCAGTCTTAACATCAGTCCAATAAGGACGGCATTGCTCTATGAGTCTTTTATACCAGGGATTGAATACAACACCAGGCTGCCTATCTGCATACCATATAGCAATCTCATAGCATACATAGTAGAACCACTTCTCATAAGAGTTCATAGCGCGTAATAGTTGTCCTCATAATATAAGCCGGTTATTAACGCGCTTAATACACGTTATAGCTATAGGTTTGACTAGCAGTAGGAAATGTTAGCGGTAAAAACTACCCCCCTATATCCCCCCAGGGAAGGGGGAAGGGGATGTTATTACCAGAGGCCTGACTGAGCGAGTGAGGTATCTGTTATCTGATTCAGGAACTACCAAAACCTGATCAGACGGGGGTGCTATTGGACAGCAGTAGGGGGAGCCAAGGGGAGGTCCGTTAGGGCCTATCCCTTGGCGTTGGTCCGCTGTCCAAAGAAGAAGTCGTGGAAGGAGGGCACCACTCCTCCTTCGATAATGCGACACCTCATGCGATCCAGTCGTAGACACGCTTTGTCGAGCGCTGGGAGAGCTCTCTAAAGCCCATCCCAAGAGCTAGGGCGTCGGTAGCCCGTTGGGGGTCATCCCGAATCATGTCTTGCATTGCTGCCCACTCCTCATTCCGTCTTACTGCCTGCTGTTTAGCAGCAGACATGGCAAGGGCATCCGTGAACCACTGAACGCCTTGAGCTAGGGAGTCGATCCTGTCGTCATGCTTGACCGCTCCCTTCTCTTTGCACATGCGGGAGCACTGGTACATGAACATGTACTCCAGGCGCTTCTCAGGGGGCTCATTGGGGTTGGACTGATAGTCCCACTCAATGATCTTGGGATCGAGGATGAGCTTGTGTTGGTTCAGCACAGGCTCGAGGGTGGCAATGATGCGCTCCTCTTTGCGGACAGAGGCACGGACCTCCTCCACATGAGCGGAGCACTGCTGCTGGATCAGATGCCGCTTGAGCAGCTCACAGACCATACCGTCACCGAAGTTGGACTCGACGAGGAAGGTGGAAGCCTGGTACTTCTTACCAAGGCGAACGATCTCAGAGAGGGTGGTATCGCTGTAGCCGTCTCTGAAGGCCTTCATGTCCCGCACGAAGATGTAGCCATTGGCTTGGCTCAGGACTACAGCTACGGTCTCGTCGAGGCCGCGTCCAGAGGGGTCGATGGAAACGATGGTCTCTGCGTAGTCACAGGCGGCTGCATCGATGAACATGGGGGAGTACCACCGATCACCGGGGAGGCCCACTGCTGGTAGGTCTTTGAGGACGTAGCGGGGGTCTGAGGACCAAGAATACTTCTCAGCACATTCACTACCAAGAGGAGTGACAATAAAGTCGCTGAAACGCAGAGGGAACTTATCCGCATCACTAAGCGTGGTGTTGAGCTGGAACTGGAGCTCAAAGTTGGAGCGGCCCATTGCGGCCTCTCGCTCCATCAGCTCGATATCCGAGAAGCGAGTATCTGTTGGGTCCCCTGCTTTAGCCCCATTTTCAAGATCGGCCTCTAGAAGCCCCGCCAAGGCACCTTCATAGAGCTCAGGCTTGTGTGGATACCTAGAGGGCCAAACAAAGGGCTTGTAGCCCCTCTCAGCGAGCTTTCTGTAAACGGTAAAGGTTGTCTGAGGGGTACCGAGAAAAAGAATCCTAGATGTGGGCTTTGGCATCAGGATTGCCTCAGCCTCAGTGATCAGCTGGAGAAGCTTCTCTCTCAGCATGTCGGTAGCTGAGTTGCCAGGCACCTCCACGTCATCGAACAGCATGATGTCGGCACGAGAGCCGGTCATGTTGCCGGTGATACCCACAGACTTCACGGAGGGGGCCTGGGTGGGAGTACACCCGCCGATATCGAAGCTGACACGGGACCAACGCGCTTCGTCGTTGGCTGGCCGCATATGCTTAAGCCAGGGGATGGTCAGGATCAGCTTCTGAAGGAAGATGGAATTGGCATCAGCACGCTCTTTAGAAGCGGAGATGCACATCACCTTGACGTTGGGGTCCTTGTAGAGCTCCCAGAGGACATAGGCTGCAGTCACATATGACTTACCGATCCCTCGGAAAGCCTGGACCTGTAGACGCTTAGGGCCGTGCTGAAGGTAGTCGGCGATAGCGTATTGAGCCCGTGTCGGGGAGGGGAGGCCAAGCTCGCTCCAGACAGCAGAGAGGAAGACTTTAAACTCCCCCTTTAGCCTTTGCTCTATTTGCCCCTGCAAGGGGCCTTTAGTACGCATAACGATAGAATATACTTAAGGCGATAGAGAGGGGCAGCGCAAAGGCTTCTAGGCCCCTCTGGGGGTGTTTACTTGCGGCCCCAAGCAGCGGAGTTAATAGCTGATGTATTCATCGACATAGCAGGACCTCCGTACTTAGCCCCGGCAGCAGCTGTAGCAGCTGTGTTAATCCCAAGGCTACCACCAAGATTCATAGTGGAGCCATAGGAGCGACTATTGATACCACCAATGGTTGTATTACTCATTCCCCAAGCAGAAGCTCCGTAGCCAGCGCTCTTGTTCTTGAAAGAACCGTAGTTAGCGATACCGGCCTGTGCTATTTCGCGTAGGCCAGGTAGACCACCAACTTTCGCGTTAGAACTGCTGCTGCCGTAACCAAGATCGCCAGGCTTGAGTCCACCAATAGAAAGGTCCACCTTGGTGGAAGGCTTGTACTGGCTAGCTCCTACGCTGGAGTTTATAGTGGCTGGTAGGGAATAGGATTTAGGAGAGGTAGCAGCTCTAGAGATTTGAATCCCCAGCTCTCCTCCGACAGTTCTCCAGGCATTCTTGGTTGAAGAATTCAACTTGGACCAACCCTTAAGGGAGTTAAAACCGTCCGGCTTTGTTGAGGCGAAGATGGCGAGTCCGACATCCTGCTTGACACTCGGATCCGCAGCGATCTGACCAAGAACCTGGCTCAGTTTGTCCGTGTTCAGACTCTGTGGACCACCCTTGATGCCCAGCTTCTGAAGGACTCCATCCAGGAACTGGCTCGGACCAGTCTTGTTCCCCGGATTCGGAGCTGGGGCCTGAGTCTTTGGGGCCGTGTAATGGCGAAGGACTTCCTGTGCTGCCTGTATACGGCGATCAGTATGGGGAACGCCAGGGCGGAAGTAGCCCTTACCCTCTGCGGCTGAACCGGTAAAGTATTTGGCGTAATCACCTGGGTTCTTCAGGTTCTTAGGCATGTTTTCAAAGACCCTCGTCCAACCGATGAGGTCTCTGTTCATGTACTCCTTAGCGAAGTACTCAAGTTGCCATTGGGCGCTATTAGGGTCCTTGCCAGCAGCACGAGCAGATGCTGCTGCCTGGTCATAAGGAGTACGACGGACACCTGTGTACTGAGAAAGGCCCCGGCCTCGACCAGAGCCTGCTTCAACTACATCTAAATTGGTAAGGTCCTTTCGCCCTGTTTCAATGACCCAGGAGCCGATTAGGCCAGCCGCTTGCGTGGGTGTCATCTGAGGGATACGGCCTCCTGTCATCTTGGAGACCGTACCGTCCGTCAGTGATTTAAAGATGTAGTCAGTATTAGGTGACGCCGCAAACCATTTATTTTGCGGAGCCATTGCCGTCAGTTCTTAACGGAAGTTGCGTAGCCAGTAGTGGCAACAGCGGTTACACGGTTACGACCAACACAGGCACTGAGGATATCCAGGACATCCCCAACAGTGCTGGCGGTAGTAATCGCAGCAAGAGCAGTATCAGCAGTAGCATCGATCTTGATACCGCGATATTCAGTTTCAGTAGCGAAGGCGCCGCGAGGCTTGATGGTTGTAGTAAATACTTGAGCAGTCATCGTTTTAAGTTACGCGAGTTTAAGGTTGAGGAACTGATCCACGGACACGGAACCCTTTGCAAGGTTGCATTCACGACATGCAGTCACGCAATTGGATGCAGTTGTAGGTCCACCAAGACAACGTGGACGGATATGGTCAATAGTCAGATTCTCAGTGCTGCCGCAATAGACGCATGTACGGCCATCTCGATCGAAGATAGTTTCTCTCCACATTCGCTTGGCATCGCTGCTGCGAAATGTTAGGAGTTCCTGCATCAAGGATCGAGGCGTTTCCATGAGAAGACATCTGGAATTACTTCTTGGTTGATTTCCCGTTTGCCCCGTTTCTTGCACGGTTCTTCTTAGGGGATTCGGGTACGAGCTTGCCGCTCTTGGTGTGGGACATATCTGCTCCGCCCTCTCCATACACACCCCGACGCCGTCTTTCAGCGTTCAATTCGGAGCGGTATTGGCGGTTAGCAGCAGACTTGTTGCGCTTGCGTTGGGCAGCGTTCTTCTTAGCCCTAGCCTCAGGATTGGAAGCGTAGTAGCGGGCGCTCTTTCCTGGGTTCTTGGAACGCTGAGGAGCCATTAGGAGATCTCCTCTTCGACTTCATCGAAGGTGAGCTCAGGGATCAGACCAGCAAGACTTGCAAGCGGGCTGTCCTCCACAGGGACTCCTGTGATGTCATTCTTAGCCAGCCAGTCAATGGCGGCCCTGAGATCTGCAGTAGTAGCCTCTCCAGATTCAATGCGCTCGATCAACTCCTTAGTCAAGAGACCGTGGAGCATCTCGAACATCTCCTCTGTACCCATACGAGTATCTTTCTTCTTGCTGGCCATTGTCTTACTTCCCGAGGGTTTCGATTTCTTGATACAAGTTGGCAAGCTTGGCCTTAATGGCATCAATCTTGTTGTCTTCCTTGCGGAAGGGGCGCTGACCATCGACGATCGACTTCAAAAGGCCGGCAAGGCTGTTGTTCTTTAGGGCTTTAGAGCTACCAATAAGCTCAGAGGCCACAAAAGCAATCAGGAATCCAAGCGTTTCATAGGTAAGCTTGAGTCCTAGGATTTCAATCATGGTTATTTCCTATAGGATTGGATAAGTGATGCAATCTTTTCTGGAGTGGAGATGACGTGCTGATCAAACTTCTCCTCTAATCGCACAAAATGACCTTCCAGACGGCTCAAGGCATTAGCAAGCTCGTCCTTGGTCACATATTCTTTTGCAACTTTCACTTCAAATGTATCGACTCGACGGTCGACTTCTTCAATGCGTCTTGCAAGCCATCCGTATGAGCCGATACAAGCCGAAATGACGATGGCTACAATGTATTCAGGCATTGTTTTATGAGCAGGTGAGGTACCATCCAGTACCTTCCCCATCCACCTCCCAACGCGGGAGCCAGTTCTTGCGGCTATAAGCCACAGACTTGCCTCCTGAGTTGTTCACATAACCACCAGAGACGAGAGAGGCCTCGCCATTGGGATCATGCACTATGAAGTGAGTAGGTGTATATCCAATGACAACCGACCAATGCCCCCCACCTGTGGGAGCTGTCACTGGGCCTTTATGCAGCCAACCCACAGCAACGGGTCGGCCTGCATCAATAAGTTGCTTTAGGAGATCAGGGGTACCATTTGTCTGAAAGCGCGGCTTCAAACCGAGCTTGCTCAGGGCTCCGAGCTGAGCGCCTAGATCTGTAGTGTCACCAAAGTGTTGACGAACAAGATTGTACTGATCGTCGGTCTTGACCTTCCCTCTTTCAGCTGCCAACATGGCACAGGAAGAACTAAAGCATTCCCTATATCCAGCGCCACTGGCATTGTCGTTCTGCGCGAAGTAGGGCACCTTGAGCAGCTTCGTACCAAGTGGCTTTTGCGCGGACCGGTAAGCCTGCTTGAACGCCTCAAGGGTATCTTTGTCTACCCGAGCCTCCAATGCATCCCAGGCGGCTTTCTGGTGGACCTCGGCTTTGTAGTACTTGGCCGCATCAGCCAGGAAAGACATAAAGCTTACCTGATAAAAAAAGCCAAGGTCTCATAAGAAACCTTGACTCCAAGGATGGTGATCATGATTGATTATGTTGTAAGTATGCGAATGCAAATCAGTGACTACCCGAAGAATCGGTCTCTGGAACTTCCATCCATGAAACTGATGGCTCATCCCAGTAATAACGCCTACCATCGGCAGGATAAGGAGTAGGAGGCACCCAATTGCACGTGATTTCATCCAAGATCCAACTTGGATAAGGTTGAATGGGAATAAAAGCGTCTCTTGTATCATCATATACATATCCGATGGCGGCAAAATGTTTGCGAAAAGTTTCATTATAACTCGTTTGCTTCCAGATCGTATCGGAACCATAGAGCTGGCGGCAAAACTCAACACCCCTCGCTTCACTTTCTACTCCAGTTTCATCAAGAAGAAGACTGTTATTGATCACCAAAACAGAGGTAACGATGCCATCGTCAGTAAGTTGTGCAAAGTGTGCCATTAGAATGCAATACTCCCGGATCCGGTGAACGTATACTTGCGGTAACCATCTGCGACGCTTATTGAAGGATTCCCAGTGACAAGCGTTGGTGGATCAAAGAGGGATGAATACCTGATAACTACGATGCCCGATCCACCATTTCCACCAGGATTGTTTGCGTTGTAGGAATACGGTACATAACCTGGCGGACCTGTGTTTCCATTAAATACATAGCCACTACCGCCGCCGCCCCCGCCGCCTGTATTGGCTGCGCCAAAGCCACCACCACCAGAGCCACCACCACCAGAGCCACCAGGGGTTGTGCCAATGTTGTCGGCGCTATTTCCCCTGCCGCCTCCACCAGCGAATGTGTTGTTGGCGATAGAGCTAAAAAGACCAGGGCCGCCAGAGCTACCACCGGCCCCCCCGGCTCCACCGCCGCCTCCATATCCACCTGCGTTTCCTTGCCCAGATGTACCGGAACCTGGAGGGGCAGAGGTTTGTCCTGCGTAATATTGGCCACCCCAAGGGTAGCTGTAATAGATTGGTGATCCATTACCTCCACTTCCTCCAGAGCCGCCATTCCCACCTGGACTAGCACCACCGCCTGAACCTCCAGCAAGTGCAGTTACACCTCCGAAGGAGCTGCTATTACCTGCAGCACCTACCGTAACCGTGTAAGTAGTTGAAGGAGATACGTTAGTAGTGCCAGTCAGAAATCCTCCAGCACCACCACCTCCACCATAATCTCCTTGAGCTCCTGATCCTCCAGAACCGCCTCCACCTATAATAAGGTATTCAATTTGCGATGCAATATTTTTCCCCTGACCGACAAGCAGCATAATAGATCCTATGGACATCAGCCCAACCCCACGCCTGAAATTAGAAATGTATTAGCACCGACACATAAAACAGTGGCGATGCCGTATGCAGCCAAAGATCTGTTGCCGGTATTAGTAGTCCCAGCCTGGCGAAGGGTAACTCCCGAGCCTTGAGCAATTGTCTGAGAACTGCCACTATTATTGTATACGCTGAATACAGCTCCTGGCGAAAAGATAGAGGCTGGGACTGTAACGCCTCCAGAAGAGATACTGATGTACTTACCAGTATCACTCGAGACAGGAGTATAAGCACTTGCTTGGCTGTTTGCGGGGACGACTCTAAAGCTTCCACTGCTATCAGAGGCTCCTGAGTTGAATGTCTGGAGTGCTGAAAAAGTCTGGGCTACGTTGAGCAATGCCGTATTAGCATTGTAAGGCTGGACAGAGGTACCGACACTTGAGGTCGGCAAGTAATTACTCATCCCAGCCTGCGTCTGATATGTAGATGCTGCAGAAGACGTAGTGAGATAACCACTAATAGAAGCACCAGCTGGGATAGTTACCGTCCCTGTGAACGTCGGGCTAGCACGTGGTGCATAGGTCGTACCAGCAGCAGTTGTCGTCAAATACGACGACATACCAGACTGTGTTTGATACGTTGATGCAGCGTTAATCTGAGTTAGGTAGGTAGACGCTGCAGTTGTGGCATCCAGCTTGACCGTATCAAGAGCAAGGATGTCTGCCTCAGCCTGACCGAGATCAGTCTGCAGAGTGGTTACATCACCCTGAAGCGTAACAATCGCATCCCCATACCGATCTTCTGGATCATTCGGGAAATACTGAATCCAGTTCCAAGTAGATCCTGATGACGTGTAGACAAGACGAACACTAAGCCCAGAGTCACCAACAAATCCAGCCGGTCTACCACTCAGCGGAGTGAAGCTCTCAATACCAGTCGAGTTGACAACCTCAACAGCATCGTTATTAGCAGGACTCGCTGGAATTGCAGCAACGTTGGCTACGGTGTCATAGAGAATGGCATTAGCCACAGCAGAAGCTGCAGCGTTAGCCGTGCTGATAGCAGTGTTGGCGGTGGAGAGTGCAGTGGAGGCGTTGCTGGAGGCTGTGTTAGCCGTCGAGACAGCAGAGGAGGCATTACTGGAAGCTGTGTTAGCCGTGCTTACAGCTGCTGAGGCATTGGTAGAAGCAGTGTTAGCAGTAGAGACAGCAGCAGATGCATTGGAGCTAGCCGTGTTGGCTGTGCTCAGAGCTGTGTTGGAGGTGCTAAGAGCCGTAGCAGCA